GTTGGTTGATGACTAGACTCTAAGGTAAAAATGATGATTTGTGAACGATTTTGAGTTAGGATAAACCCTAACATTTCCCCTTAAGAAAATGATTGCACACGAACCCACTCCCGAAACGCGTCGTTTGGTTGAATCCAGCAGTGGTCTGGGGCTTCCGCACGAGCAAATTGGCACGTTGGTTGGCATCGACGATAAGACGCTCAGGAAATACTATCGGCACGAGCTGGACGTCGGCAAAGCCAGGGCCAACGGACACATTGCCAAAACACTTTTTTCAAAAGCCGTTGCTGGTGATACGACCAGCTTGATTTGGTGGACTAAAGCCCAGATGGGTTGGGGCGAGCGCAACACGACCATCTTGAGCAATCCAGACGGATCGCCGGTTGAGGGCATCAAGGTTACCTTTGTCAAGCCCAGTGAATGAAATTGATTATGCCGTTTCAAACGCCGAGTTTCCTGAGAAACTTTCGGTTCTTTTTGACAAGCATCGGTATAAGGTAGCCTACGGCGGTCGAGGTGGCGGCAAGTCTTGGGCGATTGCTCGAGCGCTGCTAATCATTGGCGCATCAAAGCCCACTCGCATTCTTTGCGCACGGGAATTCCAGACGTCAATCCGCGATTCGGTGCATAAACTTTTATGCGATCAGATCGAATCATTGCGATTGCATGGGTTTTATGAAATAACCCAGACATCAATCAGAGCTAAAAACGGCTCTGAATTCTTTTTTGTTGGACTCAAAAACAATGTATCCAACATAAAATCATTCGAAGGTGTTGATGTATGTTGGGTTGAGGAGGCCCAGTCAGTTTCTCGAATGTCATGGAATGTTCTAATCCCAACGATCCGTAAACAGGATTCGGAGATCTGGATCAGCTTTAACCCGGAGCTGGAGACTGATGAGACGTTCCAACGCTTTGTGGTGCATCCTCCTGCTGACTGTGTGGTCACTAAGATCAACTGGTCCGACAACCCTTGGTTTCCCGAAACCTTGAGAGCTGAGAAGGATGCGCTAAAGGAGCGCGACATGGAGGCTTACAACACGGTCTGGGAGGGCATATGCCGGCAGACCGTCGACGGTGCTGTGTTTGCCAGGGAGATGCAGGACGCCGAGCTTCAGGGACGCATTGGACGGGTTCCGTTTGATCCTAGCAAGCCTGTCCACGCTGTGTTTGACCTGGGATGGTCTGATGCCACTGCGATTTGGTTTCTCCAGTTTGTTGGCATGGAAACGCGCTTGTTGCGTTACATGGAGGACAATCAAAAGACAATCAGCTATTACCTAGCGCAATTGCAGACCTTTGGATACCATTACGACACGTTGTGGCTTCCGCACGACGCTGAAAACAAAACGCTTGCCGCTGCTGGTAAATCTATTGAGGAGATTGTCAGGGCGGCTGGATACAAGACTCGGATTATTCCAAGGGTTCCAATTGCTGACTCTATCAATGCTGCGCGAACTATTTTCAACAACTGCTGGTTCGACCGAGAAGCCTGCGCGGAAGGTCTTACCTGTTTGCGCCATTACCGCTACGAAGTCGATCCAGAGACGGGTGGATTCTCAAAGTCACCACTTCACGACCATTATTCGCACGGCGCAGATGCGTTTAGATACATCGGATTGATGGTCAACGAACCCAAAGCACGCAAAAAACAGCAAACCTTTACGCTACCGACTAACTGGATGGGCTGAAATGGCAGATTACCAAAGCGAGGGAAACGATTCCCGCATTGCAGACGCGATGAACTTTCTCCGGCTAGCCAATGAAGCCGATTCCAACAACCGCTCGGATGCGCTGGATGATCTGCGCTTTGTCTCGGGCGATCAGTGGCCGGTTGAGATACAAAACAGCAGGAACCTGGAAGCCAGGCCGTGCCTGACGATCAACAAGCTCGACGCCTATTGCCGTCAGATCGCTAACCAGCAGCGCCAGCAGCGTCCGCGCATCAAGGTGCATCCGTGCAACAGCTACGCCGACAAAGAAACAGCCGAGGTTGTCGAGGGTATCTGCCGGCACATTGAGACCAACAGCGATGCTGATAGCGCCTATGACAAAGCGTTTGAGTCTGCTGTGCGCATGGGTTGGGGTTACTGGCGCGTGGTCACCGATTACACAGCTCCTGACTCGTTTGATCAAGAGATCTATATCAACCCTATTGAGAATCCGTTCTCGGTCTACTTCGATCCCAACAGCGTGGCGCTAGACGGATCGGACCAAGAGCGTTGCCTTATCACGACCGTGATGAGCAAAGATAAGTTCAGCGATCTATACCCAGACGCAGACGCTGGCGGCAACTTTTCTGGCCGCGGCAATGGCGATTCAAACCCTGAGTGGGTGACCAAGGAAGATATTCGGATCGCTGAGTACTTTTACATTGAGCGCACGCCGGCAAAGCTCTACCTGTTGAACGACAAGTCACGGTTGTTCAAGGACCAGCTGCCCAGCAAAGAATTCATGGCTGCAAATGGGCTTGAGATCGTTGGCGAGCGTGACAGCTACAAAAAGGTGGTGAAGTGGGTCAAGCTCACCGCGATGGAAATCCTTGAGGAGCGGGATTGGCCAGGCAAGTACATTCCTGTTGTGCCGGTTTACGGTGGTCGGATCGTCATCGACAGCAAGTCGATCAAATACGGTCTGGTGCGCTACGCCAAAGATCCCCAGAAAATGTACAACTTCTGGCAAACGAGCATGACCGAGGCGATTGCCCTGGCGCCAAAAGCCAAGTGGCTGCTGGCTGAAGGTCAAGACGAGGGTCACGAGAATGAGTGGGCGGCGGCTAACATCAAAGCCACGCCGGTTCTGCGTTACAAGCAGACCGACATTGAAGGACGCACGGCGCCGGTTCCGACGCGCCTGCAACCAGAGCCACCACCGCTGGGCATCATGGGCGCTGCCGAGGCTGTCAGTAACGATTTACAGCAGGTTGTGGGCATCTTTGATCCGGCACAGCTCCCGACTGGCAACATCAGCGGCAAAGCGCTGAACGGTCAGCAGCAGCAGACGGATATGACGAATTATCACTATTACGATAATTTGACTAAATCCATCGCCCAGACTGGTCGCATCATTCTTGATCTGATCCCCAAGATCTACGACTCTGAGCGCGTTATGCGCATCATCGGCGTTGATGGAAAGCCAGATCTGATCACCATCAATGAAGCCTCCCAAGTTGGGAGAGTGCTTAACGACGTGACTGTTGGTGAGTACGACGTCAGCATGGACACGGGTCCTGGCTACGCATCACGGCGCATCCAAGCGGTCGAGGCAATGATGCCGTTGATCGGTGCAAGCCCAGAGCTGTTCCAGGCTGCTGGCGATCTGGTATTCCGGCAAATGGATTTCCCTGGCGCTGAGATCATTGCTGACCGGCTGGCCGCGGTGAACCCGTTGGCGCAGATTGACGAGAAGTCAGATATACCGCCCCAGGTCCAGATGCAGCTCGCCCAGGCCAAGCAAGCCGTGCAGCAGATGCAACAGCAGATGCAAGCAATGCAGCTTGAGATCAACAACCGTGGTCAAGTGGCGCAGATCAAAGAAGAAGGTGCCAACAAGCGCAAGCTCATGGAAGTCACCGCAAAGGCGCATAACACAGAAACTATGGCTGAAGTGCGGGTCAATGACCAAAACACCAGGTCGATTACAAGCCAGAACAAGACCGAGATTGATGCGCTGGTTAACCTACTAATCCACAATATGCCCATCGACGCATTGGCTCGAGAGATTGAGCGTCGCAATGCTGAGCAAATGATGGCGGCAGAGTTTGCTGTATCGGACATTGACCAAGGCCAATCACCATTCACAACTTAGCCTTTGACACCAATCAAAAAGAGGGTTATATAAACGCAATCGTACCGGCGCGTTTCACCGGGTAAATCCGTGGGTAACCATGAGCGAACCAAGAGAGACAACGCAAGTTGTCACAAGCGAGAATCAGGCCGAATTTTTTGCACAAAAACTGGGTTTAGCTCCCGAAGGTGAGATTGAGGCTGCTGAAGAAGCAGAGCCAATCGAATCCGAGGTTGAGAATGAGCCAGAAGCAGAAGATGAAGCACCAGCCATAGAGAACGAAGGTAAACCGAGCAAGCTGAAGGCGCGGTTTTCAGAGCTAACTAGGCAACGCGAACAGGCTCGAGCCGATGCTCAGCGTGAGCGTGACGCTAGGGAAGCACTGGAAGCACGGCTACAGGCTTTGGAACAAGGACAGGCGCCGAGACAAGCTCCTGTTGCTGATGCCAAGCCTACGCCGGATCAATTTACCGATGCTTTTGAATACGCAGAAGCATTGGCTGAATTTAGCGCTGAAAGGGCACTTAAAGAGCGGGATCGGCAGGATCAGGAAAGGAAAGCGCAAGAGCAACAGGCGAAGGTCGTACAGACTTGGACCAAACGGCTCGAAGCGGCAAAGGTTGAGATTGACGATTTTGATGAAATGGTGTCGTCGAGCGATGTTGTTGTGCCGAATCACATTCGGGACGCGATATTGGAGTCAGACGTAGGACCCCAAATCCTGTATCACCTTGCATCAAATCAAGATCAGGCCCGATCCTTTAATGATTTGACGCCGGCTCAAGCGTTGAGGGCCATTGGCAAGCTCGAAGCAAAGTTTGAGAAATCTGAAACTAGCAAGCCTGAGAGATCTGTGGTAAAAAGCAAGGCACCAGCCCCAATCAACCCTATCAAGTCAAGCAACGCAACCGCTGACAATCTCGTGAATTCAAAAGGTGAATTTCATGGGACATATGCAGCATGGAAAGCGGCAAGACAAGCCGGCAAGATTAGGTAAACAGATTTAATGCGTCTATGACGCGAAGGAAATAAAATGGCCAATACCTTACTTACGATTAGTAAGATCACTAATGAAGCTCTTATGGTTTTGGAGAACGAACTTACGTTCACCTCCGAGGTAAACCGTGAGTATGATGATCAATTTTCTATATCTGGCGCGAAAATCGGGGCCACGGTCAATGTCCGTAAACCAGCACGGTTTATTGGAACTACGGGGCCAAACCTGTCGGTTGAAGACTTTAACGAAACTTCAATTCCGGTCACGTTAAATACCCAATTCCACGTTGACACTCAATTCAGCACTGCTGATTTGGCATTGTCGCTGGACCTATTTTCTGACAGAGTTATCAAACCCGGGGTCGCAACAATTGCAAATCGGATCGATAGAGACGGTTTGGTTTTGGCTAAAAACAATGTGGCAAATATTGTTGGGACGGCCGGCGTGCCACCGACGTCGCTGTTGACCTACCTGACCGGCCAGGCTTATCTGGACTCAGAAGGCGCACCACGCGACGGTCGTCGTGCTTGTATCGTCGAGCCATTTACCTCGGCTACCATCGTTGATTCGCTGAAAGGGCTGTTTATGCCTAGCCAGAAGATCAGCGACCAGTACGAAAAGGGCATGATGGGCACCGACTCGGCTGGTATGCGCTGGAGAATGGATCAGAACGTCGTCTCGCAGACGTTTGGTTCCTACGCTACTGCAACGCTTGCAACCAACACGGCAACCTTCACCGGCTCGCTGACGTCTGGTTGGGCATCGTCATCGACGATCACCATCTCGGCAACAACAGCAGCAGCTCCGATTCAGCAAGGCGACGTGATCACCATCGCTAACGTCTACGCTGTTAACCCACAGAACCGTCAGCCTTACGGCACCAACCGTCTGCGCAACTTTGTTGTGACTTCGGCTGTGACGATTGCTTCGGGTGGCTCGGCATCGGTTACGGTTTCTCCTGCAATCATCACCGCTGGCCAATTCCAGAACGTGTTTGTTTCGGCTACCAGCAGTTCGGCTGTTGTGACTCCGTTTAATAACACTGGCACCGTTAGCCCACAAAACATCATTCTCCATCGCAATGCGGAAACATTGGCTTGCGCCGATTTAGAATTGCCAATGGGGGTTGTATTT